ATAGGAAAGAGAATCCTAAGAAGAAGGCATCTAAGAAGGGCAAGGCCAAAACAGGTGAGCAGAAGCGGGCTGAGATTTGGTCAGATGCGAAGAAGATTAGCAAAAAGGTTAAGGAGCAGACAGCAGAGCACGACAAGTTAAGTAAGAAAGCAAAGAAGAAATGATACCAATAGAACTAGGTTTAGGTCAGCTTACCGATGAGTTCAGCTTAACGCAGGAGCAGGTTAACGGCCTTTGCGAGTATTCTGTTAAGGAGATTACTGCGGCTTTTGCCCAACGATGGGCTGATACAGCCAATAGGGGTCTGGGCGGTACTAGAACGCAATATGTCGATAGTCTTGTTGTTAGGGAGGAAGGGAGATTTGCTGGGTCTGTTGTCCTTACGGGAATGTTGCCTAATATGCTTGAAAGCGGTGCAGCACCGTTTGATATGAAACCGGGATTTGCTAGCTCCTCAAAAAGAACCCCTGTTGTTAGAAAGCTCCCTGGGGGAAAAGAAGAGACAGGGTGGTATTTGACTATACCATATAGAATGGCTACCCCTGGAGCATTGGGTGAAAATGCTTTATTCGCATCAGTAATGCCCTCAGCAGTACATAAGGCAGTCCTAGACCAAGACCAAGATTTGGGTATGTCTAAGGGATTAATGGAAGGCAACATACCTAGCGAATATCGCGCGCCAACAACAAGAGCACAGGTTACTGTGCGCTCACGTGTATTTGAAGAATACAGAAGCCAAACAAGCATTTATGCAGGACTTAAGCACTCAACAAGAACACACGGTCAGTATGTATCGTTTAGGAGAGTAAGTGATATTTCTGATGAAAATTCTTGGGTTCATACTGGATTGAATGCCAGGGGCTTTGCTGAAAAGGCATTAGGTGCTCTTGATATACCGCACGAAGCAGATAAGGCAATTGATACGTATTTAGCAAACCAGGGATTTTAAGATGGCAATCGTAGTACCCGAAATAATATTAAAGACCTTACTCGACGGAGTTCTTTCAGAAATTAGGGAAGATTTCGCTGATGAAAATGATGAGAAAAAGTCTGTTCTCTACAAGCTGTTTGGTGGTGTTAAGATCGGGAAGTGGGATTATTTTGAACAAGCAAGGGACTTATTTTTAAGAGAGAAAGACCACCCACGCCGACTAGATACTCGATTGTTTTTTGATGCGACTCGGACCAGTATACCTACGATGCACATAACAATGCCTGCTGAAAATGCTTCAGGCGATGGTTTTGGTATTGATGAGGGCTATCAGGAGGGTACGTTTGATCCAGTTAAGCAAGAATACACGCCAACATTTACAAGGATGTTCAATACGAGGTATCATATAATTATCACATCAGACAATACTTTGGAAGTTCTTTTAATTTATCATTGCGTTCGTGCACTACTTATTAGTATCTTTGAGAGCATTGAACTATCAGGATTGCGAAATCCTAAACTATCGGGACAAGACATAAAGATAAATTCTGAATTAGTCCCACCCCATATATTTATGCGGGGTATTGGGTTAGATGTGTCGTATGAAGTTGACGTCCCGAGGTTTTATGATGAGAAGGTTATTTCAAAAATAATAATTGGGACTGGTACGCCGTCAGTTCCTGATAATTGTTAAATAAATTTTTTAATAGTATGGCAGCAAAAAAAGAAAAATCAGGTAAGTCTGAAAAGGGAGCTAAACCGAGCAAGGCCAAAAATACACCTAAGGCCCAGCCGAGTAAGAAGATCAGCGCGTTAACTTTCTCTGAAATTAAGGGCCTGGGACCCAGGGTAAAGTTTTATGTACGTAAAAAATATAGGGCAGAAACCAAAACTACTAAAGAGTGGGGTAAGGTTTTTGAATCTGATGGGTTGATATAATTGTGATAATTATTATGGCCTCTTCGAGGATTACCTCAAAATAATTACTATTTTTAAGAAAAATATTTCAGCTAATGGCAACATCATTCGTCTTCAACGGTAAAACAAGAAAGGAACCAGGGGTTTATTCTCAGATTAAGTCTGGGGTGAAAAATCCACCTTTAGCACTTTCCTTCGGGAATGTACTCGTAATCGATACAGGCTCAGGCGCTAGTTACGGAGCGGGCCCGGGGATAAACGGAACAATTTCTAGTGGAAAGGATGCGATTTCTGTGTTTGACAACATTGCAGATTTTAGAACTTTTATAGGAGGTGGTTTGTGGTGGTTATTAGCCAGTCCTTTGTTTCGACCTAATGGCCCTGGGATAAATGGTGCTAGTTTGATTCATTATGTAAAGGCTGCAACCACGGTACCAGGATCATTAACTTACACTTTTGTAGGTGGGGGTGGAAATGGTGGCGTTCTTAATCTAAGAACAAAAGCAGAAGGCCTTGTGGCAAATGCATTTGAGGGAGATGGTACGAATGCTGTTGGATCATTTACAGTTGCTACCGCCGTTCTTACAGACACCTTTGACGTCCAGGTAGATGAGGGCTCAGGCGCAGCCTCAATTGGATCTTATGTGGTTGTTAGTATAGATACAAGTATTACTGCGACTGGCATTGCTGATGCAATTAATGCTGACTCGGCGAATTATTCAGCCGTTGCTGTTGCTGATCTAGTAACAGTAACTGCCCGCAACGCTATTGCACTCGAAGACAATACAGAGTGGAATGCATATCCACTTACGATTGTAATTACAGGAACCTCTACCTCATCAGGACTTGCAACATTTGCTGGTGGAGTTGATGGGACGTTATTAACTCGAGGTTATGCTGGCAGGATGGTTGTTGGTTCTATCGACGCCACTAAGTTTGCGCTTGAGTTTTATAGAGGAACCTTTAAGGGGCTAGATAGTGATGGTGATCCATTTGATTCTCTTGCTGAGGCAGACACAGAAGCCACTCTTTTAATTAAGTCACCCGAATTTGACAACATACAAACTGTGATTGATTGGATGGGTGTTAATTTTACTTTCGGGCAGCATTTCGAACTACAAACATCTACAAAATCAGGAACTGGGGCAGTTGATACAGCAGACCTCACGGTTAACGCAGGACATAATAAGTCAGGAGGGGGTACTGAAGCTTACAGCACCAGCCAACTTGACAACGTTCTTGACAACGTTCCCGAACTTGATTATACCTTTGTTTTATCAGATCAGGGTGGCTCTTCAGCCACTGGCGCCGATAACGGCAAGATTCTTGCTCACTTAACGGACGAGGCCAGGTTTGATAAATTTATGGTTGTTGCCGGAGGCGATGATCTGGACACATATCAAAGTGAGTCGATCGCAGCAGCACAATTTTACGATACAGATAAGGTTCTCGTTATTCACGGAGGGCCTAAAATCATATCACGTCAAACATCAACAGGATTTAAGAATAGGAGTGCACTTTATAAGGCAGCTGGGGTGCTGGGTCGTGTTTGTGGCCTTGAACCGCAGGTTCCGGTAACCTTTAAGGCATTGGCTATTGACGGAGAGCGTCACAATATGAAAGAGTCTGAAAGGGTTGAGTCGCTAGATAATGGCGTATTGCATACACGATTTGATAGTGACTTGGGTGAGTTCGTCGTAAATCAAGGAATCACAACATTACAAGACAATGATTTCTTGATTAATGAGAATGGGACGTCCCACGAATTGGCTGTTAAAAGAATTGCAGCACAGCTTAATAAAGAAATTGAAGTAAATGCCAAAGTTCAACTTTTGGCCAAGGAGGATGGGACTAATCGAAATACTTTGTCTCCTATTGACGTTGAGCGGTGGTTAGAGGGTTACCTTACACGAAAGACTGCGACTGCGACCGCCGACAATTTAATCCTATCATTCCAAGATATTTCTGTTGAAGTAAAGCAGGATGCGTATTTTATAAATTATGGGTTTGTTCCTAATTTCCCTGTGAATAAGTTATTCTTCACTGGATTTATTTTAGACCCCAACATATAAGGTTAATTTTTTAACAAAAGAATAGCAAATGGCAACAAAAGTAATGACAGCTCCCTTGGCAATTATCAAGGTCAATGGAAGTCCGGTTGGTAAAATGAAAAATATTCGGGTAACCGAGACTATTCGAAGGGGTCGTGTTTCTGGTTTAGGAGAACTTACACCACAGGAGCTCCCCGCACTGGAGTGGAACGGCACACTAACCTGCCAATTTTATAGCATCAGCCTACAAGAAACCGGCATACCTAATGCATTGATTCGAAAAGTTCCTGCATTGCAGGATTGGATTGATAATGTTTTATTGCAGGAGGATGGCGTAGATGTTGTCCTCTATAAGAAGATCAAGGATCAATTGAATACCAGTACAGGATTGATTGAGGCCAAGCTAGAAGAATTTGG